CGCGCGCCCCGATCTTCTCGGGCTTGCGCGCATGCGCCTCCGCATCCGCCTGCGTGGGATAATATTTCCCGAAGACGCGGCGCAGGCTATCCGCCGAGTAATTCAGATTCTCGGAAGTCTGCGCGAAGAGCCCGCTCTCATGCCCGCATTGCGAGATGAAGGCCGCAATCCGCTTTTCCGTATTGATCGCATATCGCTCGAAGACAGCATTGAGGGCATCGACCCACTGCTCGGCAATCTGCGCCGTGCAGCACTTCGAGCGCTTTAAATAATCCGCATCGATCTTCATTTCGCATCTCCATTATTGGCAGGGCCGCTCGGCCCCCACCGGCCATCCGGGCAAGAGGAGCCCGCGATTGCTGTCTTCGTTTTGATCGGGCAGCCGCACTTGCGGCAGGAGAAGACAATCCCCTTGCGGAGATGCTCGCAGGCGAGGCAGATCGCCGTCCGATTTTTCCGGACATCCTCGGCGGCAATCATTCGACCCGCCCTCTGACTTGCCCGTAGTTGAGAAAATTCACGCGGCCGCCTGCCGAGAGATAAGCGCCGGGGCTTCCGCCGCTCGCGCCGCCTGCGCCGCCGGACCAATTACCGCCCGCGCCGGAATTGCCTGTCTGGCCCCATGCGCCCCAATCGCCGCCGAAGCCGCCCGCGCCGCCATATCCCGCGTTAATATCCGGGACGCCGCCGCCAGTGCGGCCCGCGCCTGCATCGCTGTTGTCCCATCCGATGCCTCGGCCGCCATTCCCGCCGCCGCCGCCGCTCGTATAATAGCGGTCGCATTGCGTATATCGGCGCACGCAATCATAGCAGGCAGCGACCCATCGCGGCTCGGGGCCGAGATCGAAGGCTTCTTCTTCCGCGAGATTTCTTCCCGGCCCCGTGCAGCACGCGCCGGGGCAATTCGATTGACAGAAAGCATCCGCTGCAATCGCTTGGCATGATTTAAGACAAGGGTTCGGCCAGTAGTTTGTCGATGCGCCTGCGCCTTGGCCGAGCGATTGCGTGACAGTATAGCAATTATCGTAATAACCTTGCCCGCCTTGGCCGCCCTTGCCGCCGCCGCCGCCGCCAGCATAGACGAGCCCATAATTCTCGAAGATCATTTCCTGATTATTGTAGATGCCATAGACAGCGCCGCCGCCTGATCCGCCATTGTTGCGGCCGCCGCTGCCGAGAATCTGCCCGCGATTTTCGAATGTGATTGTCGAGCCTGCCGGGAATTGCCCGAAATAAATGACATGCCGATCAGGGCTCGTCGCGCCAATGCGGCCCCAATTAATAAAGCGAAAGCGCAGAGGCGTATTGCCGGGGTCGAATATCCAGCCGTTGAAGATCGCGCGCAGATCGGGGAAATTCGAATGATCGCCGCCGATCTCTGCTCGAAATTCTTTGACGGCTCCGCGAAACTCGGAGATCGCTATCGAGCCGCTTGACGGCATATTGCCCCAAGCGTTGCGTGGAACATATTTGCCGCCTCGATAATATTCCGAGAGAGCATGCGGGGCATCGCCGGAGAACTCCTCGACGATATGCGAGACCGCTATCGTGCCCGTCTCCGGCACTTTCCTCTCATCGATATCAATCCCGGCAACATCCGCTGCAATAGGATCAGCCATCGGCCCGCTCCGCGATCTGCTTACGCAGGCTATCCACTTCCGCCGAAAGCTCTTTAATCGCCTCGATGAGGTAGGCACTGATGCCGCCATAATTGACAGACTTCATGCCCTCGGAGCTTTCCGTCACAAGCTCGGGAGCTGCCTTCTCGAAATCCTGCGCGATGACGCCTGCGCTTTTGCGATCAGTGATTTTATGATCGAACCAGACACCGACCATTTCCTTCACGCGATCAAGCGCATCGCTGATCGGGCGCACATTCTCTTTAATCCGGCGATCCGAATAAGCGCGCACATCGCCTGTCGCGAGCATATCGCCCGTCTGCAAATTGAATGTGAAAGGATTGCCGCGCCATCCGAGGAACTGCGGGATTTCCTTGCCCTCTGCTTTTGCTGCATCGCGGACAGCATTCGTCACAAAACCGAAGCGGATTTCGTTGACGAATTCCCCGTTCGTGCCCATGCCGTGGATAAAGGCATCGTTGCCATTCCATGCATTGCGAAGATTGAGAGCCGACCAGCCATAAGTTGAAGCGATTGTCAGGTTGCCTGTCATTGTGCCGCCCGTAATCGGCAGAAATCCCCCGACATCGGCATCAAAAAGATTGATCCACTTCTCGTTATTTTGGCTCCTCAATTTGAGATAGCCATTCGCTCCATAGCTCGTATCAAGCCAGAGCTGCCCCGGATAAGTAGGGATCGGTTCTGTCGGGCCAGAATTGCAAGTCACAATCGCAGCAAGATGCGTATTGATATCGCGGCGCACGGCGGCGCCGGGGCCGTTATCGATTACATAGTCAGCCTGTGCCATCGCGGCTCTCCTTTAGTATCCGCTCGCAAGCCAATCGAAGCGCTTGCCGGTTGCCGGTGTATCGTCTGGATTGAAGAATTCGATATCGAAGCCGAATTCCGTCTTGTTAGTGATGCGCCAATAATCGCCGCTCGTCGCTTCTTCGAGCGTCACGCCAATCGCGGGCGTAGTTAGGAAAGACTCTGTGAATGTGATCGTGCGTTTTGTTCCCTCATAAGGAACATTGCTCCCGCTATCATGGCGACGGCGTAATTCGGCGAGGATCGAAAGCTCCTCGATGCCGATATTCTGATCGGAGGGCGCTGACATTTCGAGCATGAATTCAAAAGCCCGGCCGCGATATTCCCCGACCGTGAATTGCTGCCATTCCGTCCATTGAGGAGAGCCGCTCGGATCATCATCCGTCGAGCGGATATAGACATCGACTTGGCCCGCCATATCCTCGCGGATATTATCCCAATCGGACCAGGAATCGACATCGCCATTGCGCTTGTCGAACCATTCGTCGCCCTCGATCCACGGGAAGGCGAGGATATCGGCAGAGAGCCGCACTTGATAGACGCGCTTTAGATCGATCTTATTGTCGAAATAATATCGACCCGTGATGACAGTGCTGCTTATGCGCGCATCGCCGGGAGCTGCAGCCCCCGAGATAATCAGCCATTGATTTGTCGCATAAAGCTCCGTGCCGTCTTTCAAGCCGAGAAAGTCCGGGCTTTCATAATTGCGAATAAAGCCGCGATACTTAGTATCGGAAAATTCCGAGATAATCATCGCGCCAGCGCAGCCCGAATATATATCGGAAGAGTCTTTTGCCTTAAGCAAGTAAGTGCCATTTCGATGCGGCATCTCAACGGATGTCGCCGATCCCGGCACGGCCTGCATTACAGGGATCGCCGTGCCCCATTCGGTGTATCCATCCATGCGCGGCGAATATCTGATCTCGAATGTGCCGCCGACGCGAACATCCAAGTCTTTTGTCGGAGCCCATGTAAAGTGCGCCATGCCTTCGATGACTTGCACGGAGAACTTTTCCGGGCATGCAGGAGGAGCAAGGCGGCCGATCACATCATAAATCAGCTTCGCAGGCTTGCCCTTGCGGCCGAGGCTATTGATGCCGCGCACCCATATTTCGTGCTTGCCTTCGCGCGTGCTGGCAGTGAAGGAGCAATCCGTTGTCTCGAAAACCTCGACGGTGCCATCCGCTCGCCGCCATCCGACTTCGAATTGCTGCGCCTTGCCCGTCCATGAGATGTTAATCCGCACACCGACGAGGACAGGCGAGAGGAGATAAAGCTCTTCTGTCACTTTCAGATCGGTCGGTGTGGGCGGGAAGGCCTCGATGCGCGAATAATCCAGCTCCGGCAGCGTGATCTCTTTTTCGATCCAATCGAATTTCCCCGGAAGATGACGGACGGCCGTCATGTCGAAGATCGGGCCGGGCTCTTCGCGGACAGTCAAGACGCGCCATGTTGTCGGATTAAGATCATCCGCCGTCAAAACCCATACGGAATCGACGGCAGGCTTTTCCGAGAATGGCTGCGATAGAGGAATCTGAACAGTCTCGCCGGGCACGACATTGACTTGCCGCGTCTCGATCTTGCCCTCGCCGATAACGCAAGAGAGCCAATACTGCCGGGAATTTTCCAGCGTCACCGGATGATCGAGCGTGATAACGCCTGCGGTGCCGCCTGCAATGCGGCCGCCATATCGATCACCGGATATCGTCCGATCTGCGATCTCGATCACATCGCCCGGCCGCGCCCATGCCGAGGCCATGCCCGCCTTAAAGTTTACGATCTCGCCTTCCATCTGCTCCGTGAAGAGCGTCCAGCGGCCGATCCGATGCGCTTGGCTTTCGCTTGTGCAGCCGATGGCGATGATGTCCGTCTTTTGAATTCCAAAGCGCGCGACTGCTTCATCATCCGAGACATAGGCAATGCGGCGCTCGCCGAGATTGGACGGATCATTCCATGAGACATGCGCGACCGTATGGCGGGCGCGAATGTCGCTGCCTTGATAAGAGAAGCGGCCATCGATGACATTCGCATTCGTATAAAGGCCCACCGGGTCTTTCGGCATATCGGCCACGGCCGTCAGGCTGCCGCCTGCCCAATAGGAGAAGCCGCGAAAGACTGTCGCCATTGCCTGCAGAAGATCGAAGGCCTCTTGTTGCGACGAGATGACGGCATTGCATGTCCATCGATATTCGTATCCGCCTCGGCCATCCGGGACAAGCTCATCGCAATACTTGCCGATTTCATAGAGCGCCCACTTATCGACTTGCGCTTCCGTCAGAAAATCACCAAGGCCGTATCGAGAATTAAGGCAGAGATCATAGAAAACCCATGCGGGATTGTT